CTATGTGTATTTTTTCTTTCATATTATATTATAAGGAAAAAAAAATGGTAAATAAAGTTATCTTGATCAAAAAAAAAACCCCGAATTAATCGGGGTTTAGTTTGTTACTTATTTAAAAGGGTTTGTTTCACAAAGTCTCGAATTTCATCTTCATTCATTTGTGATTGTTGTGGTCTCACTGATCTTGCACCTAACACATCAATAGAACTAATAGCTCTTTTAATTGATTGAGCCTCGTTAGCACTCATTATCTCACCTTTAAATTCACCCAATACGGTTTCTAAACCTTTAAGGATGGTTTGGTTAGTTAATGGATGATTCTCACCAGTGTCACGTTCTGAACCTGGCTTGATACCACTTAATGTTTTAGGATCAGCAATGTATTTACCATCAAATACCATTGGTTCTGGTAATGTTACAGTTACTTTTTTATTAATATCACCATCTGTAACAGTATTTCTAATTCGATCCTCTTTTTCCAATCTCTTACCATACTTCAAATCATAGTCAATCGTCCATGTCCACTCAGTTACCTTTCCTTCATCATCTTTATTAGTTGCTTCACCCTTTAATCCAAAATCAGTAAACACTACAACTTCGAAATTTTCTTCAGGTATATCGTATTTATCCAAACCAAGTACTTCGGTTTTACCGTAGTTACCAACTTGACCCATTTTTGGAACTGATGTTGGGGTATTTCTTCTTGAATACTTACCTCTTAATGCCGTTGTCTTAACATCCGGAATTTCATTAGGGTTTTTAGACCTTATAGCCTCTCCGGAGTGGGTCAAGAAATTTTCTTGTGATGGGTATAGTTGTATCGAGTGTGATCCAAATTCAATAAGTTCGTTGTTAGTCACTGAGAATCGATCGCGATGAGGTGGAACTCGATCATCTTCCTCACCTGATGGGTTAGTTATGTTGTCAACAAATAATGGTGGGATACTAAGTTTTTTCATTCGATTTTGAAGTTCTTGGTCACCAAAACTATCTCTTAGTACATCATATAATGTTCTTCTAATTTTAGCACGTGTTGGTTCCGGTTTTTTTGGTTTACCGTCTTTAGGTCCAATATATTGTTTCTCAAATTCTTCTGAATCACCATCTTCACCTGGTATAGGATAAACAGTTAAAGTATCGATGTTTCTTGTTCTTGGTTCTGAAGTGTTACAGTTATCATTAACAAATTTAACTTTACCATACTTATCCTTCAACATTTCAATAAGTTGTGGACTTCTTTCCAATAACTCCTCCCATTCACATGAAAAAACAATTGGTGTTGATGTTTCCTTGGAAGGTTCAACACCTTCTGGTGTGTAGTACCAACCTACATGTTCCTCCGGTTTTGTTTTGTCGTCAGTTTCGTAAGGTGGGTAAAACATCGGTCTATATAGTTTGTGTTCCGCACCCTCTTTTGGTTTTCTTTCAGGTTTTTCTGTTGGTATTCCCTTTTTAGCTGTTGGCCATTTCTTATTACGAACCATCGCCCCTGTTTTAGGATCAGTTTTATATTTTTCAATAGGCATCTCATCAACATCCTCTTCTTCAGAATATTCGGTTTTGTAACCTGAGTGTCTAATGTCCGTTAAATTCTCCCCTAAAATCGTGAGAATATCTTTTTTTGTTAATTCTTCCATTTAACTTTTATATATAAATACTTTATTTATTCGAATTGTCATTATAATCGTATTGATCTTCATCACTTAGAACACCAATAAATACTTTTGGTTTGATACCTAAAGCCGCGGACGTACATAATCTTGTATTTCCAGCAACTAAATGGTACCTATTACCAAACTGTATAATTAGTGGCCTTTTGTATGAACCATCTTTTAATTTTTCTGTAAGTTTATCGGGATTACTTTTATCGTACGTGTCCGCAATTTTATAAACGGACTCCATATCACCTTGTTCGATTTGATTTGATTCGGTGTTCTCTAAATTAGACCAAACATCTTCTGGTATGGTAACCTCAATTGACTTATCAAATGAACTAATAACTTCAGATACATTAGTGTGAAAACCTTCATCTCTATTAAGGTACTGTGTGACTCTTTGGATTTCTTCCATTTCACCATCGATGTCAGGTCGATTTATTTTATCAACCCCCATCATCTCACAGATACGTTTTATTTCTTCAGATATTAACACATAGATAAATATCAACTAAGAAAGTTTAATCCTTATTACAAACTAAAACTTTCACCACAACCACATGTACGTGACGCGTTTGGGTTAATCCACTCGAACCCCTTACCATTTAAACCTCCTTGAAAGTTAAGTTCTGTCCCAATCAGATAAAGTAATGAGGGTTTATTGATAACAACGTTGAATGTCTCTAATTCAACAAGAGTATCAGATTCATCTACAACATTGTCGAAGTCCATCTTATATGAAAGACCACTACAACCACCACCCAACACACCAACTCGTAAGTTATGTGTCTCAGGTGATATACCCTCCTCAATCATAACTTCATTTAGTTTCTCAACCGCCGCTTTAGTAATTGTTACCATAATTTATTTTATTATATCGTATTTTTCTTTTATCCATGAAATTTCACCGAACTTCTTAACTCTTTTTGTTAATGTATCAACCACTATTTTGAAGTCATCAGGGATTGGAGAGTTCGCTTTACCATAGACCATGGTTTGTTCCCCCTTATTGAATCTTACATTAACCCACTTCTTACCTTTCCTTAGTGATATAAAGATAAATATAGACCCATGGTTAAATTGACCACCCATACAATTTTTCATTATGTGTCCTTCTACCTTGAAATCTTCCTCACTACTTAATACTTTTGGTGTGTACCTAACGTCACCAATTTGGATGTCCTTTTCAATATACTCTAAAAACTCATCAGGAAACGTATATCGTATTTTATATCCTCTCGAGAAGTATTTCTTCAAACCCTTCCAATTTTCTTCTAACCTCTTAAATTCCTCATCGTTAGTTGCTGTATATTTTAAATCAATCCCCGTTTTTTCTAACTTTTGTCTTAATGACAATAACTCATAAACAGAGTGAATTAGTGCTTCCATATTCAAACCATCTTTCTCCCAATTAATCATGGTTTTTAACATGTTCTTTTTCTCTCTTTCGTTTTTTAATTGGTGGGTTTTGTTTGTTGGTGGTACTCTGTAACAATGAAGGTGCCAGTCAACTTTGTTCATATAATCAATATAGTTTTCACCAAATAATTTACTGAAATAATTAAGTGTTTTTATAATGATCGGCATACCCTCATCGTTATTTGTGAGAGTACTAACATATTGTTTTGTTTTGATACCATACCCATCCAATACAGAAGGTATGAACTTCCTATCGTTTACTTTTAAAAATTTTAGTTTGGGGTAGTCATTTTGTATGTCGAGATATACCAAATCATGACCTTTTATTTTTTTACGATCTAAATGAAAATCAACTATCATATCGAACATTGGGTCAACTTCAACTTTATTGTAACCCTTACTCCTTAGATACTCATTCTTAATTCTTGGTTGTATAATTTTACTCATCTCCGACCAAGCCTCTTCTATTTTTCTATTAAATCTAACACCCCAACCTTTTTCTTTTCCACCTTTATAGAATCCGAACGAGGTCATTTCAGCTAATAGATCAAACCTATTCTTATTTGTTTTTGGTTTTGCTGATTTTAAGTCACCAAAGAATCCTTTAGTGTGTGTGTGGTTGTATACGGTGAAGTTAGAAGTTTTCAAATCTAACCTGAACCTTCGTACTGTTTCAACTTCACGACTCAGTGTAAATTCTTCAGCACCATTATCATTAGGTCGTCTATATGTAAAAGTGTACTCACTTTCCATCATGAGTGTGTCATCTGCGTAGTAAATTGATATGTCACATTTTTCGTAACATTTACCCTTGTCGGTTTTCCTTAATTGAGTGTGATTAAAGATTCTTTCCATCCATATAAAGTAGATGAAAAAAATGAAATTGTGAAGTCTTTAAGTTGTTAAAGTTTTTTGACTTATTTGATGTATTTATTGGATAAAATACGATAATGGCAAAAGCAACAACACTTAGTACCTATAGATCAAACGCTCGAAAAAGACCTGGGATCCATGCAAAAAGTAAAACTTCTAAACTTAAAGGTTCTGCGAACTATAAGAAGAAGTATAGAGGTCAGGGTAAATAAATTAACCCTTACTTTTTAGTATCATTTGTTGTAACTCTACGGAGTGATCAATCAAAACTTCAAATATCTTTTTAGTGAGATATGTTGGTGTGCTTTGTTCCTCAGACTTTTTAATAACTCGGTCAAGTATTTCTTTTCTTCTATCTTGAGACATTTCAGTAATTCCGTGTTCTTTTTTTAACACACCAATTTCCATCGCAAGATCAATTCTCATTATTACCGAATTAAGTATAACATCGTCTGTAATGTCAATTACATTCCTAAGTTCTTCTAACTCTTCTTTATATCCCATATTATAAGTTGTGTTCTAATTTAGTCCCACCATTTTTCTATATTCTCTTCAATTATTTTAAAAAGTAATTTGTGTGATCTATCCTGATTTAAATGTGCAATGTTCATCGCAATTATTTGTTTATCCTCAATCCCCTTTGTTTTAAAATACCCTTCACCATTTAAAACTCTTTTATATATAAGTGGATACTTTTTAAAGTAGTCATCGAAGTTTTCACCTAACAATTTACTTTCCCACGTAGAATAACCTTCTTTATCTTCAGAGGGTTCAAACCAATGTTTAGTCTTATGGTAATCCCCATATTCACTCGAGTACCATCCATCACTTACCTTATTAATTAAACGAACACAAGTCATCATAATTTCTGCATCTCTTTTCGCACCTTCATGCCAATCTCTGTGTCCAATATATTCCGATTGTGCTTTAAGTTTATGTTGAAGTATTGTGTAGATATAACGATGGTCCCAATTGCGGTCTTTCCATATGATAGGTAACCAATACTTAAGATTCTCAAACCCCTGTTTAATATTTTTAGGAATGTATTTCCAATCGTTACGCCAACGTATTGTTATACTGTTCCACACTCTTTTGTACCACGAAAGTTGTTCACGTTCAAGTCTCCATTGTTCAAATATGTCGTTTTCTGGTTCCATAATGATTATTTCCAATTAAACCCACACCCCATATGTCCAAACATTGAGGTTTCTTTGTAAATCGGATTCCTTAATTCTAAGAAATCTATTATACCCCGAGGGGTTAGGTCGTAACCTTCGATAGGTACGATATGTCCATTACAGTCTGCAGTTGCTTGTATTGGTTGGTCGTAACCTATGGCGTACGCCAAGGTAACAATACACTCAATACCACCATATAATTTTAGGTAGTCCACCGCGATTCTCCTTGCCATATATGCTGCCGATCTGTCAACTTTAGTTGCGTCCTTACCACTAAAAGCACCACCACCAATAGGTACACGTGGTCCGTAGTTGTCTACCGCAAGTTTTCTACCTGTTAACCCTGCATCTGCAGTGAAACCACCAATATTCCAATCTCCCGCAGGGTTACAATGTAGTGATTGTATAGTGTATTTGGGATATCTCTCTTCAAAAAATAGGACAACTAATTCCTCTAATTTTTCTTTAGGTGCGTTTTGGAATGAACATACGACTCTAACGCCAAGTTCATCATCAATTGTAACTTGAGTTTTACCATCGTATGGGAAGAACCCATAAACAAGTTTATTTAATTCACGAGCCAAATAATATTCTTGAGGTAACTTTTGTTCGTTGTCATTACATGCATATCCAATCATGATTCCTTGGTCACCTGCACCACCATTATCAACTCCTTGAGATATTTCAGGTGATTGGGTATTGATATTTATAATAACTTTAATTGAATCATCAGTAGTTATGTCATGAACTACCTTTACAATGATTTCTCTTGTTACCACTGCGTTGGAGGTTATTTCTCCTGTAATGTAAACCTCACCTATACCACCACATGTTTCAATTGCACATCGTGAATTAGGGTCTTGTTCTAAGTGTAGGTCTAATAATGTGTCTGAAATTCTATCACACATCTTATCTGGGTGCATTGGAGATACACATTCTGCGGTTCTAATCATATTAATCTATTTTAAATTTGTTTTTAACTCTTTCTGTAATTGGAATCGGGTCATTGTTTTCATCAATTCTTACGAACTTAATCTTTGTCGATAAAATAACCGACTGTTGTCCTGAATAAACATTATGTGCCCTCGCCTCTAATTGTAACGTAACTGATGTTACTCCGATTGTATTAACACAACCATATATTTTTAATAAGTGACCTTCTCTCGCTGGTTTTTTAAATAGACACTCCTCAATTAACACGGTAACCATTCTTGGTGTGTCACAAACCTGAGTCGCAAACGCGGCTCCCGCAGCATCAACCCATGCAAGAAGTTTACCACCAAATAGATTTCCATGAAAACCTAAATCAGATTTCTTTACTGGGTGGGTAGATATTAATTCCATACTTTCAATAGTCGTATTCGTCATCGTTGTATTCTGTTGTTTCGGGTACAGTAAACCCATCGTAATCCGTATTATCTAAGTCAGTATCCTCCTTTTCGTTGGGGTCCATCTTAATTACTTATTGGTGCCTTAATGGGTGGGTGAGAATGGTAGTGTAAGATTTCATAATCAAATTCACCATTCAATATATCTGAACTTATAATTTTTAATTTTGGTAAATGTGGTTTAGGTTCTCTACCAAGTTGTGTCTTAGCCTGTTCAATGTGGTTTGAGTATAAATGTACATCACCTAAATTTCCTATCAACTCACCAGGTATCATACCAACTTCTTCAGATAACAACGACAACAACATACCATACGATGCAATATTAAACGGAAGACCTAAAAATGTATCTACACTTCTCTGACTCCACATAAGAGATAGTGATCGTTTAGGTATTCCCATAGAATCTAAATGTTCGTGGAAGTAATCCGAAGATTTAGATATCTTACCTTTATTCATGTAATCAATTCTCTCGTCCAAACCTAACACCCGAGTATATACTTGAAACCCATAATGACAAGGTGGTAATGTCATGTTATCTAACTCCCCAACGTTCCACGCATTAACCATAAGTCTACGAGAATCAGGATTTGTTTTTAATTCTGATATAAGATCTTGTATTTGATCTATTTGTTTTGTATAAACACCAGGGTCAACTATTTTCTCATCACGAGTTGCGTTTCTACTCCAATTTCTCCACTGCTTTCCATAGATAGGACCTAAGTCTCCCCATTTCTTAGCAAACTCATCATCTGTCTTTATACGATTGATGAATTCTTCTGATGTTTCCTCCATCCCAAACTCCCTAATCTTGTTGATGTAGTTCTTATAAGCATCACCATTCCAAATGTTACACCCATTATCCACAAGATACTTAATGTTAGTATCTCCTTTTAAGAACCATTTCAATTCAGTCATCATAGTTTTGATCGCCATCTTCTTTGTGGTTAGTAAAGGAAAACCGTCTGACATATCATGTCTTATCTGTCGACCAAAAATTGAAGTTGTTCCCGTTCCTGTTCGATCGTCCTTAAGTGTACCCATATCTAACACATCTCTTAGAAGTGTTTGGTAGTTACTATCTAATCTATTCATCTATTTAATATTCGTATTCTCCGTTTGCTAATGGTTGAAAACCACCAGTTTTTGTCCACTCTTTATTTGGTACTCCCACTTGAAGAGATTCATCCGCTCCTTTATTACGAGAATCAAAGAACTCATTTTCAGTATAAACTTCTTCCATACATAAATCATACACCTCATCCTCACCGTAAACTTCTTTATTGGTTTCATTATCATAGAAGTCATATTCATTCCACACATTGTTTTGTAGATAGTTTACCAATTCTTGTTCTGAATCACCTTCATATGGTGGTTCACATTTTCTTAATGCTTCTACGTTAACCACAATCGGTTCACTTGCGGCTGAGATTGTCCAAGTCTCAATTTTACGGACGTAAATTTTTTCACTCATTATTTTTTAATTTAAATTTATTATTTCCATAAAACTTGTATACAAATCAAAACCAAACATAGTATCAAACTTACTATGGTCTTATTCGTTATACCTTCATTAAAATGGTAACTCACCATAACTGCGTAGATTACCATTCCTATTCCAAAACCAATAAATCTTGCTGGCCAAAGTAAACCATTAGTACCTAACACAGTATACTTCGTACCGTATACGTAAAAGATAGATAGTACCGCACCACATCCCATAACAAAGTATTCATTATTACGAAACCATTTATTTATAAACTGACCATTAAGTTGGTAGAATGTAAGTAAATGTGCAATAAAGAACAATATTACTCCGGTAATTAGACTATTTAACTTCATAATCAAAATATAAGTATTATTTTTGTTAAAGTCAAATAATTATTGGTATGGGAGTAAGAATTAATGAAACGTTTTTTAAAGCTGAATATATGACTAAACCTGAGGAAATTAGTCAGGGGATGATGGGACGTAAAAGTCTCGATGGTTGTATGGTATTTAAAATGGGTAAGGGTCATCACCGTTTTTGGATGAGAAGATGTTTGATACCATTAGATATTGTTTTCGTTAATAATAACAGAATAACTGGTATTCACCACGATTGTCAACCATGTGATGTTGATTGTCCTAAAAGGTATTCAGGTATCGGTGATCACGTGGTTGAATTCCCATCAGGAACGTGTAAGTTTGAAAATTTTAAAGTTAATGATCGAGTTAACCTTTATCAAGGGTTTCACGAGAATCCTCTTGGATAAATGTATACGGTACTTTAGGTCTAACCTTTTGAAATACCCAAAAGTAAGAGTGGTATTTTCTTGCATGATGTTGTTGAGTCCACTTAGTACCATTGAATGAATTAACCCTAACGTTTGACGTTAGTACAAACATATCTTTCGGATAGAATCCAAGTGAGTGTGCCATGTTCATAACCATAACATGAGTAAAATGTTGTTTACCTCCCGACACAGTGTCCTGACATTTCATTACAACAAAACCACCTTTAATTGTTATTCTATATAATTCCTTTAAGGTGTTATAATAGTTGTCCTTTAAATCCTTGTAGGTTCTGTACCCTTCAAAACGTTTAGCCATTATAGAACTACCCACTTTGTTTTCTTTATACTTACCACCTGAAATAATAAATGGTGGATCGTACATGATATTAGTCATTGAATTGTCCTCAAAGGGTAGATCCTCAGAGTTTGCTCTTACTACATGATCATAATGTGGATAAAGATCCGTCTTATGTGTTGGGTCAGGTAACCCTTTCCAAAAATTCCCTTTTGAATATGTACAGTCAAGATCAAACTTCTCTATTTTATAGAGGTGCATTATATTCGTAATTGTTTCAAGGTTTGATGTGTACACACTCTTAACCATATGAAAATCTTTATCCATTTCTCCCATGTCTATGTTTCTTTGTTGTTAAAATATACATAAAAAAAATGACAAAAAAAACCCCCATTATAAAATGGAGGTGATTGTTTTTATCTTAGGTCGTAACCAAGGGTAACAACACCCTAACTCATATTGGTAGTTTTTACTTTAAATCTCTGTGTTTTTCACACTTTATAACAAAAACTTTCTCTGTAATAGACTTGATTTTATAATATTTATTATTTATAATAATACAAAGGTAGTGATATCTTTCAATAAATAAAAAAAATATACTAAAAATTCTATTATGGGGTGCGGATGTAAAAAAAAGAAACAACCAGTGGTAACACAAGAATCAACTAACACAGAAACAAGTACATCAAGTCCTGTTGTTGTGAAAGTTGAAGAAATTAAAGAGTCGTAAAACTTACGACACTATCAAAATAAAGGGAACCATCAACTACAATTGGTGGTTTTTTTTAATTAAATTGATATATATAGAAATATATACTAATATGAAAGCAAACACTAAATTAACAACAGTCAACGTAATTGAGGATACGTACAAACAATTTAAAATTAACACAATTGAATCAGATGGTGTTAATTTTCAAAAGTTAGTAAATAGAACACTTGACCTTTACAATACAGATGAAAAGTTTAAGGATCTAATAAACAATCACACAGTTTTAGCTGTGAGTGGATCAAGATTCTAAAACAGATGAAGAAGAAGAAAATATTATTACTTTCTGATGACATGAGAATGACATCAGGTATTGCAACAATGTCCAAAGAATTTGTTTTGGGTACTGTCCATAAATTTGATTGGGTACAATTGGGTGCCGCAATCAAACATCCTGAATCTGGTAAGATTATCGACCTTAACGATGATGTTAGAAAAAAGACCGGTGTTGAAGATGCTAACGTGAGGATATACCCCAACAATGGATATGGTGACATCTCACGACTAAGACAGTTAATTGAGTTGGAGAAACCTGACGCAATTTTACATTTTACTGATCCACACTATTGGCAGTGGTTGTACGATAATGAACAAGAGATAAGAAATCAAATACCAATTCTATATTACCATATATGGGATGATCTACCTGACCCACACTATAATAGGAATTACTATGAGAGTTGTGATTGGTTAGGTTGTATTTCTAAACAAACCTACGGTATTGTTGATCGTGTTGGTAAATCAACACGTGAGTCTACACATCAACCACTTAAGAATTGGCAAGTATCTTACGTACCTCACGGTATTAATATTGAAACTTATAAACCGGTTGATTCTGACGACGAAATGAAAAAATTCGTTCATGGTGATAAGGAATATGACTTCGTACTATTCTATAATAATAGAAACATTAAAAGGAAACAACCTTCGGATGTTATATATACATACAGATTATTCTGTGACTCTTTACCTAAAGAAAAATCAGATAAATGTTTACTCTTAATGCACACATCTTCCGTTGATAAAAATGGAACTGATTTAGTTGCGGTAGTAAATGAGTTATGTGTTGATTACGATGTGAAGTTTACCAATGAGAAGTTTGATCAGTCTAAATTAAACCGTATGTATAATATGGTTGACTGTACCATAAACATTGCTAACAATGAAGGTTTTGGTTTGACCACCGCTGAAAGTGTGATGTCGGGTACACCAATCATTGTCAACGTAACCGGTGGACTACAAGATCAATGTGGTTTTAAATTAGAAGGAAAATACCTCACCGAAAAAGACTACGTAAAAATAGGTTCTCTACATGACAAAAGAAAGTGGTCTGGAGATTTAGGACTTACTTGGGGTGAGTGGGTTAAACCTGTATGGTCATCATCCACGACTTTAAATGGTTCACCTAACACACCTTACATTTTTGATGATAGGATTAATCACTATGACGTGGTAGATTCAATCAAGGAAGTATATGAATGGGGAAGACCTGAAAGAAAAAGAAGAGGTTTGATTGGACGTGAGTTTATGATCAAACATTTCTCAAATAAAACAATGTGTGATTCTTTAATTAAAGGTATTAACAATACGTTTAAGAATTTTAAGAAGAAACCTAAACATCAATTACATAAGATAACATGAGTAAACCAACATTATTATTTAGAGGACCAGTAAAAACTTTAAGTGGGTATGGTTCACACTCGAGAGATCTACTGAAATCTCTTTTCGATATGGATCTTTTCAACATTTACATCGACAGTTCTAATTGGGGATCAACACCAATGACCGCATTGGAACCTGAGACGAATCTATTTCATTTGTGGATTGAGGAGAATGTCATCACCCAATCAATATCACAACCCGATATCTATGTTCAGGTTACAGTACCTAATGAGTTTCAAAGGATCGGTAAATATAACATAGGAATAACAGCTGGTATTGAAACAACAGTAGCCCCCAAATCATGGATCGATGGTTGTAATAGAATGGATAAAGTTATAACCACCTCAACGTTTTCTCGGGATGTATTATTACAAACCGTTTATAATGAAAATGATAAAGTAAGTGGTAAGTTATTAAAACAACATAAGATTGAAGTACCACTTGAAATTCTTCACGAGGGTGTTGACACATCCATCTACAATAATATACCTAACGATTTTAAATTAGATATTAAGGAAGACTTTGCATATCTATTTGTTGGTCATTGGTTGACAGGTAAGATAGGACATGACAGGAAAGATGTTGGGATGTTGATTAAATGTTTCTGCGATTCATTTAATGATGTTGAGGATAAACCAGCGTTGATTTTAAAAACATCAAGTGCTACCTTCTCCGTCAAACAAAGAGAACATCTTAGAAGTAAAATCACTGACATTACCAAACACTATAGTAACCCACCATCAATCTACTTGTTGTTTGGTCAACTTACTGATGGTGAGATGAATGGGTTATATAACCACCCCAAAGTTAAATCAATGGTTACAATAACTAAAGGTGAGGGTTATGGTAGACCACTTCTTGAATATACAATGACGGGTAAACCTGTAATCGCATCAAATTGGTCAGGACATAAAGACTTCTTACCTATGGATAAAGCAATAATGATTGGTGGGAAGTTAGTTGAAGTTGATGAAAGTGCAACAAATGATTTTATTTTAAAGACATCTAAATGGTTCACAGCAAATTATAGTGAAGTTGTAGAAGTTTTTAAAATTGTCCACAGAGATTATGATACTTTCCTTGAAAAATCCGAATCGTTAAGGTCGGAAAACTTAGAGAAGTTTTCGATAGAATCAATAACTGAGAAGTTTAAAACAATTATGGAACCTCTATTAGTGGAGAAACCTAAACAAGTTAAATTAAACATACCTCAACTAACAAAAATAGAAAAATAATGAAGATATTAGTGACAGGTGGTGCAGGATTTATAGGGACCAACCTTATTAAAAGATTATTAAGTGAGGGACATAATGTACACTCAATAGATAATTACGACAGTGGTTTGAAAGAAAACGAAGTTGAAGGGTGTAACTACCATACGGGTGACATACTAATTGTTAGTCTTATGGATAAAGATTTTGATATCATATATCATTTGGCTGCTCTTTCAAGAATACAACCTTCTTTTGATAATCCATTGTTAACTTACGACACTAACGTAACCGGTACTCAAATGGTTTGTGAATTTGCAAAATCCATCGGTGCTAAAGTAATTTATGCTGGGTCATCGTCAAGATGGCACAATCCATACCAATCACCATACGCATGTTACAAACATCTTGGTGAGGAAATATTAAAAATGTACCGTAAGGTTTATGGTTTAAACTGTGAAATTGCACGTTTCTATAATGTTTATGGTCCTAATGAAGTTGTTGATGGAGATTGGGCAGCAGTTATAGGTATTTGGAGAAGACAGGTAAGAGATGGTGAAAAAATAACAATTGTGGGTGACGGAGAACAAAGAAGAGACTTCACACATGTTGTTGATATTGTTGACGGTCTTTATAAGATTGGAATGACCGATGAGTCCCATGATGATGCATGGGAGTTGGGAACAGGTACGAACTATTCTATTAATGAAATGTATTCAATGTTTAAAAAGAAATTTGGGACCGACCACGTATCAATACCTGATCAACCTGGTAATTACAGGGTTACATTAAGAGAAAATAATGACACAGTAGAACGATTGGAGTGGGAACCTAAAGATAGATTACAAACCTATATAGATTCTTTATGAAGATAAGTTACGCAATCACAGTGAAAGATGAGTTCATTCAAATTCAAAACCTAATTAATCATATACTTAAATTGAAACGTCACAATGACGAAATAGTCATACTATTTGATCAAAAGAATGGGAGTACAGAATTGTTAAGTTATCTTTTAAAGTTTAATAAACTACCCAATGTACAAACATGGAGGGGATTTGATTTTAATGGTCATTTTGCTGATTGGAAAAATCAACTGAGTGAATATTGTTCGGGTGATTATATTTTTCAAATAGATGCGGATGAGATACCAAACACTAACCTTATTAATTCATTACCAAATATAATTGAAATGAATCCCGAAAATGAAGTTTTTTTAGTACCTCGCGTTAATACCGTAAGTGGTTTAACAGAAGAACATATTAAAAAGTGGGGTTGGAATGTATCTGAAAAGGGTTGGGTTAATTGGCCCGATTACCAATGGAGAATATGGAAAAACATACCATCAATTAAATGGGTTAATAAAGTACATGAAAAATTAGATGGTTTTAAAACGTTTTCACCTTTACCCGATAAAGAGGAGTTCTCCCTATCCCATCCAAAAGACATAAAACGTCAAGAAGAACAGAATAATTTTTATAATAATTTGATGAATGGACATTAGTTTAGTCTTAGCTGTATATAACAACCTTGACTACACAAAAGATTGTTATGATAGGATAAGAGAAATCTATCCCAACGCACCTATGGTAATTAGTAGTGGTGGATCGACAGATGGTACCCTATCATGGTTAGAGTCGTTGAATGATGATTTTCTATCTTACATGCACGATGATGATAAATTATGTTTCTCCGACAATTATAACTCCGCAATCAAATTAGTTGATACTGAGAAGTTGGTACTCATACATAACGATATGGTTATTGGTGAGAACTTCCTTGAAAATCTTTCAGATCTTATCGATGAGAAGACCCTCCTTTCGTATACAACAATAGAACCACCAATCTTTAAAGGACATAAAAGAGCGGGTAAAGTAATATTAGATTTAGGTTCTTCGTTTCATGACTTTAAGTATGATTTGTTTAACCAATACGTTGAAAAAGTTAAACAAAAGAAAACACTTGTAAATGGTGCATCATTCTTTATGTCAGGTTATAAAACTATGTTTGAAGATGTGGGATTCTTTGATGGATTCTCGTTTGATCCATTCTTTTGTGAAGACGACGACTTTCTAATACGTGCAAAATTAAAAGGGTATAATTTAAAGACGACCGAATGCGCAGTCACTTATCATTTTGTTTCCAAAACAAGTAGAGTATTAAGATCTTCCGAAAGTAAACTTAGTGAACATAAAAACATCAGAAACTTTATAAGAAAATGGGGTATACCTATTCCAATATTCAATGAGTTATATTATTGGGAAGACAATATCTTCAACTACAAGACGTTTTCGATGGGTCTAACGACACGTAACAACACTAAACTATATAATGTGGAACCTTACTTCGATAAGATCGATTTAGGGACAATTCCTGAAGATTATATATCCAACGAACAACCCAACACCAATTACGATCTTAGATCTAAATTCATACTGACTGACATAGTAGATGTTATGATAACAGAAACAAGTCCATTCACGGATGAAGATCTTTATACTATAAACAAAATCCGATTATCAATTCCTCACTATGAAGTAGGGGAATATCAAATCGGAAATATGTTAATTGATATTAAGAGAAGAGTTTAGTCTTTCGAAATTAATTTAAAAAGTATATTGTATTGGTCTTTTGTTTTACCAGCATCTTTTAAATCATCTTTAGTGATGGTAGGATGTTCCAATTCGATATCCTTAGCTAAAAGTTTTTGATATTCATTAAGAAATTCAACATACTTAGGGTTCTTAACCTCTTCAGTTCCTTTACCTTTTTTCTTTTCAATTGTTGGACTGATTTGAATACCACCTTCTTCGGTTGCTTCACCGTATGTTGTGATTAGTTCATTACGTAACCCATCAACTTTCTCTCTTTCCGCACTAAGTTTTGCTGAAAATTCAGACAACTCATACTTCAAAAGAATCGATAAAGGTTGTTTATTGAAACCTTCATACACAACTTCTTCTGTTTGAGGGTTTTTAAATCCGTTAATTTCAGCGTCTAACTGTAGGATTTGGTCAATTGTTAAATTTGTTACTGCCATTTTGTTTTTAATTTTAATATAATATAAGGTTTATTCATTTAAAAATCAAGTCTTTTTTATAAAATAGTATAGACTCCATACATAATCATTAGTCCAATCCAAATAATCAATGCCTTTAGGTACGTTAAAAATCCCGTATGGAAGTATTTTTGTCCTATTGGTAGACATTTATGTGCTGGTGATATTAAGTAACCCGAGTATTCTAAAGTAAAGAACAACACAAAGTACTCCACACCAAACACAATAGTTAAGAGACTCACAATACTTGCATATTTAGCTGATGAACCCAACACAAATGAGGACATGAAACCTAAGAAGGACACGAGAAGTATGTGTTTTGGATCTGAGTATTGTCTTATTACAAGTTCAATATCGTCGTAATAAAAATTTGTAATGTTACCTAAGATAATAACACCCGCGACAATCCATAGTAACTCACCATTCACATAACCATATAGTTTTCTCCAACTATTTGAATAATGTATTAGGTAAATTGTGAATGCACTAAACGTCTCAAAGTAATAATCCGTAAAACACGAAACTAAGATTGTCAGTAAGAATGGTATTACCACAAAAACAACGTTTCTCCATTCTACAGGTTCGTCATTTATTTCGATATCAATTTCATCATCCTTTAACGATATTATATAATACGCAATGTACAACGCACTTATTAAAAGTAATGGCCAAACGTATCCCATAAATTCATTATAGGTTAGTCCGATAACTGCCATTGGAATGATAACCGACTTCTCTAACGGTGACCACAAGTAGTAGTGATGTGTGGCTAAGTAATCAATAATACCAAACTTCTTTCTTTTCTTTCTATCAATAGGTGCAATACTATTTAATAGACTTGCAGATAATGCTACCCTACCCGGTATTGGTAGGACACCACCAAAAAGAGATATCAAAAACACCACCAATTTCTTTGACTTCACATTCTTAGCTAACCATCTAAAGATATCCGACAGATATCCCCTTTCTTTGAGGATACCCGTTACGAACATTATAAATGTTAGATACAATAAAAAGTGTTGTCCCTTTATTAGAATCTCCATCCGAATATAATTGTGTTTCTAAATTGTTTAGCGTCTTGATTAAGACCTGGTAAAATCTCAAAGTTTACGTACCCATTTGCATTAAACCTGTATTGAAGTGCCGGTCCAACATACCATTCATTAGTACCATCAACGTCATTATGTCTAAACATGTTTGACACACCGATTGTTAAATCATCATTGATAATTTTACCATAAGATGCTGTATATGCGTACTCTCTCTGTTGTAATTGTCTTGTAGGTGCCGCGTAAGCTTCGTATATTAAATTTAGACCCCAAATTCCATTCTTACCTATTCTGTCACCTAATAAAATTTTAGGTTCAATTCCTTGGTACTTACCCTGTAGTAGTTTGTGTTCGAAGTAAAGTGTTGGGTTACCCCAAATTTTACCCCAATCAGCAAGAGCATATCTAATTTCCCATGACATACCTCTGAATCCAAATGATGATTGTAACCCATCACTTTTATAAACAGTGTGGAGATATAAATCCAATTCTAATCTGTCCGCAAGACCAAACGCAAATTCATCTCTCATTCTGACTTCTGTTCCACCACCGTTCCTTTCGGTTCTCATATCAAACCACTTCTCATACATTACAGTTCCCTTAGGTACCATAATGTAAACTCGAGTTGCTGGGAACTTTCGTACCAACGTCCACGCTGGTTGATTATTCTCACCAACCCTTTGGAATTGTGGATATAGTTTAGCGGATACGACAACCTCTTTCAATGTTCTTACTGAATCCTGTTGTCCATTGTTTAATACTCGACTGGTGTATTGCGCAGATAAACTTTGACTACACATGGTGAGTATAATTAATAACACTTTGTTGTTTGCGAACCTAATGATCGACCCCAACGACTTTGTCAACACATATGATGACTTTTTTTGTTTTAACATGTTTTTTTTATATAAATGTTGTTTTTATGTACATACGTACCATCATAATATAAATAAAATGTTTTTAAATGTCAACTATCGTTCGATAAGAAATACCCCTAATCCATTCCAAAAGTGTTCCATATCTTCACCCTCAGTAAATATTTCACGTTGATGTGAAACATAAAGGTTCTCTTCTGTGATGACTTGTCTAAGTGCACCACTATCCCAATTCCAATCATCCATTATTAGTATGGTTTGATCCGCAAACTGTGGGATTAGTTTTTTAAGTACTGTGTATTGATCATGGTAACGAGTGTCACCATCGTAAAATATAATATCTAATTTTGGTAATTGTGAGTAATCAAAAGTTGTGTAGTCCGTTCTATAAACATCAATCATATCAGTGTTACCAAACCTTTTAACATTACCTAAGAAATCATCTTGTGGGGACACGTCAAGACGTTTTTTAAGGTATGTCGCTAATTTTTGACTGACACCCATCGGCATTAAGTTGGGTGACGCAAAATTATCTATACCTATTGAGTGAATATCATTTTGGTATATGGCCGAACAGAAAGTAGCACCTCTAAAAACACCAACCTCTAAGTAGGTTCCACCAATACTACAAATGTTATTTAAGAAACACCTGACCTTATTACTCGTAATTCCATGGATGTCTATTACATCCTGATTTAGTTTCGAGACTTCGTGGTTACCCCACTCAATTGAATCGTCAATATGATTAATTAGATTCATTTAATTTCTTTTTTTTGTGTTCCGAAACAACATCACAGTAATTACAGTCCCAACATTGAAACTTACACTTCTTTATTTTATTCCTCCAACCTTTTAATTCTTCATGTGGAATACCATCTAAATATATCTTTGAACTCTCAGCCAATACCTCATTACCTTTTGCGTATGATTCAACAATTTCCATAGTTTCATTCAACCTGTCGAAACTATCCCTACCATGCATCTTAAAAACATCAACATGGTTTAAGAACTCATCGAACTCTTCTTTGAATGGTGGTATTGTAGCCGTTTTAAAGAAGAATGCACCCATTTCTTTCTCCCACTTATACTCACATGTCACTTTAGATATTTCGTGTCTAAAATAAGGTAATTCATTGTCCTTACGTAGATTATTATAAGAGTAGTGTTCGTCCATTACTGGACATCTACCTAAACAACCTTCATTAGTTAAAAGTGCTATCTCAACATACCTACCATGTTTCTGTTGAAACATCAATTGTGCTCTCCTAATGTTTTTTAATTCCTCAATATCTCTCATAAGGATTCTATCCACATTGATGTAGTCGAATCCTTGTTCTGCTGAATACCAAAAGTCTTGTGCGGTTGCGACCTTACGTAAGATTGTGTTTTTAATCTTCATCTCAGGGAAATGTTCCTTTAATCCCATAGCAACCCAATGACCATGTGGTATTGTTATACAACGTAAACCTCTTTTATATAAAGGTTTTAGATTATCGATAAATAATTTATAGTTTTCGTGTTTTGGTGACACGTTAAAGTTGTTGAAGGTAGCACTAACACTTATACCTAAAGTCTCCTGAATGATCATTGCATTTTCAAATACAGAATCTCTATCTTCTTCTTTGAAGATACCACCCATAGCATCTTGCGTGAATGGAGGTATTCTACATGTGAAGTATATGTCGTATATCCAATCTTTATTCTTTTGTAAAAAAGGGTAGAATAGATGTGTGAACGCTTGTTCACTTAACATTGGATTTAGTGGTACTGAAAATATTTTACTCATTCTCTAAACAACCCCCACATATACCATTACATTCTGTCTTATAGAAGACACAATCTAAACAGTCTTGTGGTAAGGTGTAGTTTTTATGGTTCTCTTTATAGAGATTATCGAATTCATCTCTAAGTGTTAATATATTGTTTTTTCCTGAGACTTTCAAGACATTATCAATCTTTACTTTGTCTTGTAACGGATAACAATGTATCGAACTCCCATCAGGAAATATATCTAACGGCATAAACCCACAAACTGTTTCATGTCCTGGTACTTTAAATGTTGCAAACCCTAATGAATTAATATTGACAGACTCCTTAGTTTCTCCTTCCCATAAACATGGTGGTACTTGACAATCTGACGTTATCCTTATGTCATTGTAAAAACCAAAGTTAAGTATTTTAGTAATCTCCTGTCCCATCTCCTTATTGTTAATGAGGTAGTTACCTGTTAAATCAACACCGAGTCTAAACGCATTAATTCGACCATCTAATTGAAGGTATAACCATTTGACGTATTCATACAATTTACGTTCTTTCCAATCGGATGACATAGTAATTGCAATGAACAATCTCGCGTTGTCTTCAAACCCCCATATATTTGAGTAAGCGGTGTGTAGTGCTAAGTAATTCTTTTTAAATAAACCGATTCTATTTTTCTCATCTAACTCAGCTCCATTAGGTAACATCCAACGTATGTGTTCGAGATTATTGATGATATAATCCAATGTCTTTTTACCAAACAATAGATTACTCACAAGATTTATTGTGTAACCTCTCGATATAATGTAATCTATAATACCTGTGAAGTTTGGGTGTTGTGTAGGTTCACCACCTAATATTGTAACCTCCTCATCACTATTAACCATATCAAAATGATCTAATAGTTCGGTCACTTTGTCTATTGACATATCACCTAAGGTATGTTTAACTCTCGCATCTTCTTTAGTGAAACAAAATGAACAACCTTTAGCACATGTACCGTTAATTGCTAAGTTCATTTTATGTTTTTAGAAATCCATTTTTAGTGTGAGTGGTGTACTTTCAATACCCTCCGCTTCTTTTTGTTGTCTACTAAGTGCAATTCCGAATTTTTCATGTTTAAGTCTATGACAATCGGCAATACTTTCACAATCTTTAACTTTTGTTTCTAATAGTTGTTGTTCAAGAAGTAGTGTCGCTAATTTTGTGTTATATGTCGTAACGTTTGATATAATCTTATCTACCAATACTTGTTTGCCTATACCCCTACCGTTTGAAAGTATATCTATTACAGGTGTTGGGTAGTTACTGTTCTCTTGATATGCGAACGCCTCTCTCTTCTGTTCCTCCCACGTATCTTTCTCAAGATTAGATGCATCAACCATTAATGTTTTGTGTCTTTCAGAAAATCTATCAGCAATGATCTTTTTCATTACTACCTTATTAAACTCTACACCCGATAACTTATCTTCATCGGTTAATACGTGTCTAACTTTTTCAGCGTCGGTTTCAGATGATTCCGCCAATTGTGGAACTTCGTCCATAATATGTGAATTAGTTCTAATACTGATGTAGTCGTTATAATTGTCAGCAAATACAAATCCCCGTGCAATGTCTGCCGGAATTATCTCAGCACCCATACCAACAAGTTCAACTCTCATATCATTGTATTCGTCAGCAATTCTACCGTAATAGTAATTCATATACATCCCAACCACATTAATGTAACCGGGTATATTACCTTGCAATTTGAAGATTATGTGTGTCATTATAATAGTTTTTCTGTTTCAGTTTTATTAGTTGTCCCTAACTTTAGTTGGTTCCTCAAAGATTCCTCAATAGAGAAATTGTTTTGAGTTGCCGAAACCATGGAACTTTGAACGTTCTTTTCAATAAATACAGTGTAAGAAGACGCAAGTGATAAAACTTGTGTTTGTTGTTCAGGTGACATCATTAATATTGAGTCTAAATTTCCTGTACCAATTCTTCCATAAGATATCATATCTAACATTGCTTGTTTCGCCATACGAACAGTCCAATACTCATGTTCAAACTTATCTTCTAATTCGCTATTACCAAATACATCCATTAATGATGTCCCATCGGGTAATTTAGAATCGTCACTTTCGATAAATTCTTTTACTAAATCTAAAAACCCCTGACGTTCAATATAAGAATCTTTTAAATTCCTTCTAAATTTTCTTAGATCAATCTCCATATCTGCAATCGACAATTCAATCAATTCCTTTTTAAGTGGATCTGTAATATGTTCAAAACCTCTTTGTTGTAATTCAATCTCGATCTCCTGTTTTCTCACCTTATGTTCTAAGTGTTGTACAGCATCTTCTCTTCCCCTAAGTTCGAGTAACCATTGTTTTAACTTTGCATATGGTGTGATTTGTGCACCCCCAACAAAACTCTCCGCTTTGTATTTTGGTAATGCAAATGAGATGTTCTCAGATACCTCCATTAATTTAAGATCAATTGGGTCTTTTAAATTCTCTTCTCTATTGTATTTGTAACCTTGTTCGGACATGTATTGTTTTTCTTTTAATATATGGAAAATATATTACATTATAAAGTGATCTTGAATTATTCTCTCCAACCACAATGTCCTGATGATGTTCCCGCATTAACCCCTGGGTTTAATCCTTGAACACTTGTTGTACCTGTGTCTGTTGAGTAGATGAATTTCCAACTCGTATTATTTTGTGTACCATCGTAAACACCTAACATGTATTGATGATCTTGTCCCATTGTGAAATTTTCTTCACCACAATTTGGATGTGGTTTCACCACATTACCAATATTAGTGTCACTTGTGTTGTCCCATCTTCTTAAGTTATATCCACCTGCGTAAGATCCCTCATTACCAGCATAACCTTTACCAACTTTGGAACTTATTCCTTTTTGTTGTCCGTGTGCACCCCACTTAGTTCCAGTAACATGTGTCTCAGTTGCAAAAGCAAATTTAAATCCACCAAATCCACCCCAACCATAACCATGGTTCTCATCAGAGAATCCACTTGCACCTTCACCACCATTATATGATGAAAGAATACCAGCGTGTGATTCATTGGTTAGATTAAATCTTTCCATATTTGTGTTTCCACCATCAAACAAATAAGCAAACTCAGTCTCCTTGAATAACGTACCTAAATCATGCCGAATATATGTTATATCAAACTTAGCTTGATGTGCATAATTGGTGTCGTTAAACATATTTACTGCAGAAGTTGTGGTTCCATGTGTGTTAGTTGCTGATTTCCAAGCACCATCTGTGTTAACTGACCATATAAATAAAATAGACTTACTACAAGCACCTGAACTATATGACATAGGATAATCCAATAACTCACCAATGTGATTCGTTTGGTCTGTCGAGTTAACTGTTTTATGTACGTTCTTCCATGGGGATGATGATTTGTATCCACCCGCTAAATACGAATAATTAATTACTTGTCTATATTTGAAATCCGTTGGTCTTGGTTCCTGTGCACCAATCATTTCCCAACCATCATCAATGTTTGAGATACCAGTATATAACATCATAAAACTACCACTATCGGATTGTTCCATAAATAAGGACCCCGACAAAGGACTTGATGGTCTATTAGCACGAGTCCCTTTTGGTGGTCTCGCAACTACTTTGTCCACATTAAGTGAACCACTAACCGACATATTTCCGTATTCCATTCTTCTTTTTTTATATTATCTCCAACCACAATGTCCTGAGGATGTTCCCGCATTAACTGCCGGAGCCAACCCTGGTATATTTGTAGTTCCTGTATCTGTTGAATAATTAAATTTCCAACTTGTATTATTTTGACCAGTCCCGTCGTAGTTACCTAACATATATTGGGAATCTTGACCTAATGCAAAATTTTCTTCACCACAATTTGGATGTGGTTTCACCACATTACCAATGTTAGTATCACTTGTGTTGGACCATCGTCTTAAGTTGTAC